GGAGCGTGCTCTTAATCGTCGGCCCTATTGGATTGAGGTGGATCCAACCAACGTCTACGGTTGGCGACTGGACCGCGAAGCCAATTACGGAAACCTTACGCAAGTTCGGATTGGGGAAAAGGCAGTAGTTCCTGACGGTGAGTTCGGAGAAAAGGTCTATGACCAAGTACGTGTTATCGAGCCAGGTCGTTATCGGATTTTTAGGCAGGAAGAGCAGAAGAAAGAGATGCAAGGGAACTTTCCATATCCCTCTTCCTTCGATCAATCCGACGCTACAGCGCAGTACGAGCTGGTTGAGTCTGGCGATTTCTCGCTTGGGCAGATTCCCCTGGTGACGATCTACGCAAACAAAACCGATACGTTGACCAGTAAGCCACCGCTACTGGACATTGCTCATCTCAATCTGGCCCATTATCAACGGCAAGCGGATCTTATCCACAGTCTCCACATCGCTTCGCAGCCGATGCTCGTCCTTGAGGGCTGGGACGACCAGACGAAGGACATGGCTATCAGCGTTAATTACGCGATGGCGACCCAGCCGGGTAACAAGGTCTATTACGTGGAGCCTGCGGCAAGCGCGTTTGAGGCGCAATCGGCGGAAATCCAAGAGCTACAGCAGCAGATGGCGACACTCGGCATCAGCACGTTGAGCCAACAGAAGTTTGTTGCTGAATCTGCAGACGCTCGCCGTCTGGATCGCATCGACACTAACTCGATGCTTTCAATGGTGTCGATGGATCTGGAGTCTGGCCTGCAAAAGGCTTACAACATGGCTGCTGATTACTTAGGTCTTGAACCACCTGAAGTTAAGATCAGCCGTGACTTTGACTTGCAACGCTTGATTGGCCAGGACATTGCAGCGATGGCACAGCTATTCGAGAATCAGATCATTGATCGCGAAGAGTTCCGCGACATGCTGGTTCAGGGCGAGATTTTGCCTACTGCAGCAGAGGTTCAAGAGAGCGGTACAGTAGAGAAGTAACAGCTTTCGTTCCCATGGGACTTCGTTTTGAGGAAATCAATCCTCCCAAAAAAGAAGAAAAGCCCGCAGAAAAGAAACCTGCCGCTAAAAAAGCAAAGGCTAGTAAGGTAGAAGAGTAGATTTACTTCTGACAATGGAAGAACAGGTCATCCAGGAAACGCCCGTGGCAACTCCTGCTGAGCAGCCCGTGGTTGCGAATGACAACACTGTCAACATTGACGTTTCTGCTTACGAGCAGCAAATTCAAGCTGAAAAAGCCCGAGCTGCTGAAGCTGAGGCCAAGTTTCAGCGGATCAAGGAAAAAATGAATGACCTTGATAAAAAGTTGGAAAAAAACGAGGTTGAACGGCGAAAAAGGCTAGAAGACCAAGGTCAATGGAAAGACCTTTGGGAAGAAGCCAACAAAACAGCTCAGACCAAAGATCAGCAGATTGCTGAGTTGGAGCAAAAGTTGGCCGATCTTCAGACTTCAAACGAGACCGCAGCAATGAAAACGTCTGCGTTGTCAGCGATTAGTCAGTCTGGAGCGATCAACGCTGCCCAGATGCTTCAGCTTGTTCAGAGCAATTTGAAGAAGGCTGAAGATGGCAGCGTCAAAGTGCTGAATGGCGGCGTTGAGGAAGACCTCAATGTTTACCTTGCCAAGTTGAAGAACCCCGGTTCTGGCTACGAGCATCATTTCAAACCAAGCTCTCAAGCTGGTATGGGTGCTAAGCCAACGACTGGAACTGCCGGTGCTTCAGGTATCGCTAATCCTTGGGCAGAAGGTAGTATTAACTTAACAAGGCAAATGACCTTGGAAGCTACCGACCCCGAGCTTGCAGCCGTGCTCAAGCGAGAAGCTGGTAGATAAGTCCCCGTGGGACTTTCACTTCAAGTCCGTGACTTGAGACCCGCAAACTTTTACCCCGATTGAGAAATGGCCGCACCATTTCAGAATTATTCCGGCGGTGTCCTTCTCGCGGACATCGTAAAAAGGAATAATCTCAGCACCTATGTGTCTGAGGCAATCAAAGAGCGCAGCTTGTTCATCAAGTCTGGCGCTGTAGTTCGTAACGCTCTTCTCGATTCACGAGATGGTGGTACTCGCATCCAAGTTCCTGAGTTCAACCCCGTGTCTCCCACCGAGGAGATCATGGACGGTACTGCAACTTGGGGCACCAGCTCTGCCGGTTATCTGACCCCTCAAAAGATCGGAACCGGAACCCAGATTGCAACCATCTGTCACCGTGGCTTTGCCTACGCCGTGGATGATGTTGCAGTTCTGGCTGCTGGTGAAGATCCGATGCTTCACATCCGTAACCAGCTGGCCGACGCCATTAACAAGCTGAACAGCGCACGTCTGTTCTCTCAGCTTGCTGGTCTGTTCGGTTCTGCACTGTCTGCTAACGCTCTGGACAAAGGTGTTGCTGCTGCCTCTGGTGGCGCTGAAGCCAACTTCCTGACTGCTGCAACAGTTGCTGAAGCTCGTTCCAAGCTGGGTGAGCGTGGCGAAGAGCTAGACACTCTGATCGTCCACCCCTCCGTCGCTTACTACCTGTATCAGGTAGGAATGCTGACCTTCTCTACCTCTGCACTTGCTGCTTCTGGCGCGGTGACCTGGGGTGGCGGTGGTGTTGGCATTGGCGCTCGCGAAGTTGGTGAGTTTGCCGGTATGCGCGTCATTGTTGACACTGCAGTCAACACTGTTGCTCCTGGCACCTCTGGCCACCAGCGTGAGTTCTACTGCTACCTCACTAAGTCCGGCACCATCCTTGAGGGTGTGCAGCAGGACCTTCGGATTGAGGCTGACCGCAACGTGCTCTCTAAGCAGGACGTGCTGTCTGTTGACTACCACTCCACCTATCACGTGATGGGCACCAAGTGGGGCAACGCTGCTGACAACCCGACCAATGCCGTTCTGGCTACGTCTGGCAACTGGAGTGCTACTTACGACATCGACCTGATCCCCATGGTTCAGCTCACCGTCAACAGCCCTCTGGATACCACCACCATCTGATCTTGATCAGAGCAAAGGCCCTACCATTAGGTGGGGCCACCTTATTCTTGCGCTATGGCTGCCACGATCAACGCCACACTGAAGAGTGCGACAGCCAACAGCTATGTAACGCTGGCAGAAGCCGACGCATATTTTGAAACCGTCCCAGACAGCACGCAATGGGACAACAAGCAAGACGACAAGAAAAATCGTGCATTAATTTCAGCCACGCGCTGGATCGACACCTTGAATTTTTACGGTGACCGTTGCGATGAGAGCCAAGCGTTGAACTGGCCTCGCAACAACTATCACGTAGATCGTGTGGAGTTGGTTTGCACCAGCATCCCAAACAACATCAAATACGCTACCTATGAGTTAGCCAAGGCACTGGCTAATGACACGGACTCGATTACAGGGACTACCGGCGATACGGGGCTATACGAATCCGTCAAGCTCGGGGAAATGGAAGTCAAGTACAACACTTCTAGCCAGGCTGTTGGAACTGTTAATAACGTATTCGACGTTTATCCTTGGCTTCAGTCTTATCTCGGGGCTTATTGTTTGGGCGGCAGTGGCTCGTATTCTGTCCGCGTTGTGAGGGGTTGAGATGGCAGGCGCACTCGACAGTCTGTTCAAGAGCGTTGCCAAGTCGGTTGTTGCCGATCTAGGCAAATCGTTCGACCACACAATTACATACACCCGTAAGGCATCTCCGACTTACGACACCAGTACCGGAGCACTAACGACGACTGATACGGATTATTCGTTTGATGCGCCGCTGGAATTCATCGAATCAGATCGTGATGAAAATCGAGAAGAGCGGCGAGCAAGGCTTTATATAACTCCTGATTTGATTGGGGACAACCAGCCGACGACAGAGGACACGATAACGTTGACTTATGCGGGCTCCAGTCGAGTCACTCAGATTACGGAGATTAAAACCTATCGGGGCGACCAAGAGTACATGTATATTGTAGGAGTTAAATTCTGATGGCCAAGCAGTCTATTTTTAGCGATATTGAGAACAAGTTTTACGAAGACTTTAACCGTTTTGTAAAATTTACGGTGCAAGAGTTGTCTACCAATTTTAACGCTGGTGGCGTAAGCCCGGTTTATACGGGTTACTTCGGATCAAGTTGGACAGCAGCGCAGAGCGGGTACGTCAGAAAGGAAGATCCAGATACAAGCCAAAAAAATAGATCAACAAAGCAGCCTTGGAGAGATGCTTGGGACAGCCGTGGAGCGTTGCCCGGAAGAATTGATGAGCGTTTTCTTGATAGCGTTATGAAGAGACAGTTCGATTTCAGGAAGACCGTAAGGATTGGTAATACGACAAACTATGCAGCCTTTGCGATGCAAAAAGGCCAAGTAGCGTTTTTTGTGCAGGGAGACCTGCGTAAGTTGGTAGACAGGTACTTTGGTGATAGAAGGGACATGGCTGATCTTCGGGTTGGCGATCGCCCAGTTGTCACGCGTCCTTACGATAAGTACGGCATTGGTACGCTACCTGGAAGAGTGCGTTCAACTCCAATCATGCGAGGCAGGCAAGAATCATGACGCTAGTCAACGCTAGAGCTGCTTTTGAAAAAGCTGTTACCGACGCAGTTGCAGCCGTGGATAACACGGTGTTGATGGTCTACGACAATGTTGCGTACACCACGCCGGGCAAGACCAAAAAATACATTTTGATGCGGATTGATTTTGTGCAATCAACGCTTCAAACCCATGGAGCCGCCTCGGACTACTACAGCGGGGTTATCCAGTGCAATGTCTACGTTCCAAGGAATGCTGGCACGTCGGTTTTGGCAACTTTGAGCGAGGCTGTGATTGACGGCCTGACCTCAGTAAACGCTTCCGGCTATACGGATACTTTTAGCTCATCGCCTCGGATTAAAGACGTTAATGGCCCAACACCAATCGAGTTAGACGATGTTTCTCATTATCTGGCAATTATTTCTTGCCAATTCACTGCTATTGCATAGTATAGTGCGGTAAGTAAAACTCTTTTGTATGCGTGCTTCCGAGCTGCTGCGGAACAAATTTGGCGTTAGCCAGCTTTACAAGCACGTTGTTGAGGACAACGGCGAAGCAGTGCTGGAGGTTTATTGGCACCCGTTGACGATTGCGGAGCGCGAATCAATCCAGAAGAAAGCTGATGCTGAAGACGCAAACGACTTTGCGTTGAGCATGATGATTCAAAAAGCGCTTGATGCTGACGGCAAGCGTCTGTTTCAAGATGGCGAAAAAGCTGTCCTGAAAAACGCTGTTGAAGCATCAGTGCTGCAAGAGATTCAGCTGGCGATGCTGTCTTCTGGAGCGGAAAGCAAGGTGGAGGAAGCGAAGGCAGACCTAAAAAGCGAATAACGACTGGCTTTTCATGTTTTTTCTAGCCAAAGAGCTAGGAATGACGTTGGCCCAGTTGACAACTTATCTGACGCAAGAAGAGTTGATTGGCTGGGCGGCTTTCTATGAGTTGAAAGCAGATGAAGAGCAACGAACGATGGATCGTACCAAGACAGGCAGAAGAGCGCAGACAATGAGTGGGCGGTAGACTGGGGCGTAGGGTTCTGCGTTCCAGCCTGTGGCCAACTACAACGTAGATATTGACGTTGCAGTCAGGGGCTACAACCGTGTTGAGCAGAACCTCAAGAAGCTTGACCAGTTAATTGGTAAGCCAAGGGTTATTGATATAAACCCTGGCATCCAATTTAGAAAATTTAGACGAGACAAGCAGCAGTTGTTATTGCAGATGCGCCGCGCTGGTGCGGAGTCTGCAGTTGCTTTTCAGGAAGCGTTTGAACGAGCAATGGCTCGTGACAGAAGAATTCTGAGCATGACGGCTGGCGCAGGCAGCCGAACGCTACCGGGTACAACAGGTCCGTTTGGATTGCTTCCTGCTACTGCTGTTGGCCAATTTCAGCGAGCTGCAAATGCAGCAAAAGCGATTGATGCAGCATTTGCTAATGCAAAGCGTTCGATCGACGATATGACGGCTAATTTGACCAAGGCGTTACCCGGCGGAATATCTGGTCCAGGCGTTCGTATCGCTGGATTACTACCGGGCGCGGGTGGTACTGGTAGAGGAGGAGGTGGGGGCGGTGGACCATACAGTTTTGGTCCGGGTAGCGTTCCGGGCGATGAATTTCCAACTGGACCTTTTGGGCTGCTTCCTCCGGCTCAAGGATCAGTTTTCCGGAGAGCTGCACCTAGGCCAAGCCGACCGCTGTTCTCACGTTTCAGTCAAGATCAGCGATCAGCTGCAATAACCGGCGGCGCTTTCCCACTGTTGTTTGGCGGTGGATTTGGTCAAGCAGCTGGTGGTGCGATTGGTGGCCTGATGAGCGGCAAGATGTTTGGCGGGCTAACGGTCGGCCTGCAAGTTGCTGGCATGGCGGTTGATGCGTTTGTCAACAGCACGATTGCGTTTGGCTCCACTCTTGGCGAAACAGACACAGCGCTTCAGTCAATGACTGAGCGATCTTTGTTCTCAACCAAAGCCACTCAACAGCGTGCGGAAGAGCTTCAGGCCCTCGGTGAGACCCAAGAATTATCAAAACTGCTGACAGCAGAACTAGCATCAACTATTGGCACAAATGGCGTCAAAGCATTTAAGGATTTAGGTGATGAATCCAGTGAGTTCAACACGTTGGTCAACAGGTTGTTTATTTCGCTTCAAGCGTTAATTGCTGGGCCACTGGCTGGATTTCTGTCCATAGTTAATTCCGTGCTGGGGCGTGATGTTAGCGAACAAACTATTCGCAATTTAAAGGGAAGTCTTCAAACGCCTGAAGGTGTGGCTGCGTTTGATAAACGTGTCAGAGAGCTAGTTGGCACTGAAACCATAACCAGAACATTAGGAAAGGGAGAATTTAGAACAGAAGAGGTATTAAAAACCGCATCTTTAGAGCAGCTTGGGACTTTACGGCAAGAAACTATTGAAGGCAAATTTGGACAGACTGATTTGCTCGCAAATTTAATTGATCCAAGCAAACCAACGCCAAAGAAAACAGGGAAAACAGAAGCAGAGCGTCTTGCTGAGCGCGTTGAAAGAAGCAGGCAAATTGCTAATCAGGTCGAAAGAGAGGCTGCAAACATTCGTGAAATCAGCGGATTTAAGGACAGGATTGCAGCCGCAGAGTTGATTGGAGATAAGCAGAGTGCGAATAGAATTCGCGTTGAAATGGAGCTTGAAGAAATCGAAAATCGGCGCGTAGAGGCTATTGAAAAAATTAACAATTTAGAGCTTCCTGAGACAGCAAAGCAGTTGCGTCGTCAGGGCGTTGAAAATCGTGCATTGGCGCAACAAGATGAGGCAAAAGCGGAAGGAGCAAGGCGTTACGCTGAAATTATCCAAGACGAGCAGAACGAAGCTTTAAAAGATCAAGCTGATATTTTGAAGAAAAACTTTGCCTTGCAAAAAAAAGAGCTTGAAAAAGCGCAAGAGCTGGCCAAGGGCCTGACCGATATTGTTAGAGATGGTTTTGTTGATGGTATTAAGGCTGCAACAGACGAAACACGCACGCTTAGTGACGCACTCGCCAACATGCTGGATCGTTTGGCGGATAAGTTTTTAAATCTTGCTGCCAACATGGCGTTCTATGGAAATCAGCAGGGCAACTTGCAGCAGGGGCAAGGGTTGTTTGGAACACTGCTTGGGTCAGTGGCTTCGCTGTTTAATCCGTTCAGTCCATTAATGGCTCCGGGCGGAAGATATGAAGGGCAGTCAGTAACCAGTTTTATTTCCCAAGGTGGCCCTCCTCCGCTACCACCTCTCCCCGGAAAAGCACTTGGTGGAGCGGTTGGGGCTGGTCGTCCTTACATGGTTGGCGAGCGTGGTCCTGAGTTGTTTGTCCCTGGAGCGCAGGGCAACATCGTTCCAAACAACGCAATGGGCAGCGCTAATGTGACGGTGAACGTGGATGCTTCTGGTTCGTCTGTTGAAGGCAACGCTGATCAGGCTTCGCAACTTGGCAAGGCAATCGGCATTGCTGTGCAGGCTGAGCTAGTCAAGCAAAAACGTCCTGGCGGTCTCCTCGCAAGCTGATGGCTACTTTTCCGTCAATCACGCCGACCTACGGCATCCAAAAACGCAGCGCACCAAGTGTTCGCAAGGTGCAGTTCGGAGATGGCTACGAACAGCGTCTGAGCTTTGGTCTCAACCAAAACCCCAAAACGTTCAACCTAACGTTTGAGGTGTCAGAGGCTGATGCCGACACAATTGAGACATTCTTGGATGCTCGTGCAAGCGATAACGCTGCGTTTGACTTCACGCCACCAGGTGAGCTTACAAGCTCAAAATTTGTCTGCGAAACGTGGAGCAAGTCGATTCCGTACTTGAACCGCGCCACAATTCAAGCAACGTTCCGCGAAGTCTTTGAACCGTAATGGCAGTAGCAGCTTGGGCCGCTAGCACCGCATTTTCTGTTGGCGACATCCGTCGTCCCAGCACAGGTGAAGGCACTGGCCTATCTTTTCGATGCACGGCTGCTGGTACGTCAGCTAGCTCAGAGCCCAGCTGGCCCAACTTTGTTGGCGACACTGTCACGGATGGGACGTGTGTTTGGACTGCAATTTCTGCGGTTTATGACGAGCTGTTGAAGCTCAACCCAAGTGCAATTATCGAGTTGTTTGAGGTAAGGCTGGATTCAGCATTGCATGGCAGTAGCGACATATATCGGTTTCATGCGGGGTCAAATGCAAAAATTGACGGCAATATCGTTTTTGACGGCAACACATATTCTCGTATTCCGGTCGTTGCTGATGGATTTGAGTACACAAACACCGGAACACTGCCCCGCCCAACACTGACCATTAGCAACCTCGATAACACGATCACAGCACTGTTGCTTGTTGTTAATGCTCAAACGGCAGGCAATGACTTAGGTGGCGCCGAGGTCAGAAGGATTAGGACGCTGAGAAAGTATCTTGATGCCGCTAACTTTGTAACTACAAATTTTCTGATCACACAAGGCGGTGATCAGTTGATTACCCAGGCTCAAGACAGCTTGGTGGCGGTTGGAGGTTTTGTTGCATCAGCCGACCCAAACGCTCGTTTCCCTGATGAACGCTGGTTTATTGACCGTAAATCCAGTGAGACGCGAGACAGCGTGACGTTCGAGCTGGCCAGCAAGTTTGACTTGGCTGGTCAAAAGATTCCGCGTCGTCAAATCATCGCCAACATTTGCCAGTGGAAGTATCGCAGCAGTGAGTGCAGCTACACCGGCACTGACTATTACGACGTGAACGGCAACGAAGTCAGCACTGAGGCGCAGGACGTTTGCGGTAAGCGAGTTGCTAGCTGCAAGCTGCGTTTTGGCGAAAATGCTGAGCTGCCATTTGGGTCATTCCCTGGAGCGGGTCTGACCAAGTGATGCGCCTGTCGCCAGCCATGAAGGCTGAGATTTTGGAGCACGCTAAAGCTGAAACACCACGCGAGTGTTGCGGCTTGGTTGCTGTTGTCAAAGGACGGCGCAAGTACTTTCCGTGCCAGAACATTGCCGAAACACCAGACGAGCACTTTGTTCTTAGCGGCTGGGACGCTGTAGAGGATCAAGGCGAGGTCATAGCGATTGTTCATAGCCACCCGAAGACCAACCCTGAGCCATCAACAGCTGACCGTGTGGCGTGCGAGAAGTCAGAATTGCCTTGGTTTATCGTCAACCCAAACACTAAAGGCTGGGGTTATTGCGAGCCAGCAGGATTTGAGCTTCCGTATGTGGGACGAGAGTTTGTGTTTGGCGTGGTGGACTGCTACACGCTTGTGCGGGACTGGTACGCACGAGAATACGGCATTGAACTGCGTGACTATGACCGCCGAGACAAGTTCTGGGATCGCGGCGAAAACCTATATATGGACAACTTTGCTGCAGAGGGGTTTAGCAAGATCCCGCTTGAGAAGGTGCAACGCGGTGACTTGATTTTGATGAATCTAGTTTCACCGTTGCCGAACCATGCAGCGATCTACATGGGAGATCAACAGGTGCTGCATCATGTGCAGGGCAGGCTATCTAGCAGGGATGTCTATGGCGGTTACTATGGGAAGAGCACTGCCTGCGCCTTGAGGCATGAAAGTCGTTAAGGTCTACGGCGCTTTGCGTAAACGGCTTGGTCAATGCCGGTTCGAGTTTGATGTAGCAACACCAGCGCAAGCGATCAAAGCGTTGTGTGTCAACTTTCCAGGGCTAGATAAGTGGTTAATTGATAGCGAGAAGGACGGTGTTGGCTATCGCGTAGCTGTTAGTAAAGAGAAGGCGACTGAAGACAATGTTGCGCCATTGCTGATGCCTTTTAGCGATAAAGAAGTGTTCAGCATTACGCCTGTAATCGCTGGTGCGGGGCGTGGTGCAAGTCAAATTTTGGCTGGTTTGGCTCTAATTACTGTTGCAGTTTTGGCACCAGTGGCTGGTTTTAGTGGTGCTGCTGGTGGGTTTACTGCAACTGGTGCTGGCGTTACAGCTACAGGCGCAACGTTTGCTGCAACAGCTGCTGCTTTTGCAGGAAACCTCGGCATCTATTTGACTTTACAAGGAATAGCGACAGCACTTTCACCGCAGCCGGGGCCATCTTCACTTGACGAATCAGTGCAACTTGAGTCGTTTACCTTCTCCAACATCGTCAATACCAGTCGTCAGGGCATGGCCTGCCCAATAGCCTATGGACGGGTGTTCGTTGGATCAGCGGTGCTGTCCAGCGGTCTTGACGTTGATCAGGTGCAGGCATGACTCAGACCAAATACGTCGTTGGTGCTGGTGGTGGAGGTAAAGGCGGTGGCGGTAGAAGCACGCCAACCGAGTCGG